TTAGAAGAAAAGTTTGGTGTAGCTGATGGAGTTTATTACGGCCCATACACTGCAAAAGAATATTTAAAGGAAAAGGGATTTGTAACAGTCGTTCGTGTAGGTGCTTTGACTGGTTACAACCAAAACAACCCATTTGTAATTTGGGCAGAACCGGGTAGTTGGACTCGCAGCGGTAGTGCTGGTGCGTTCAACAGTGCAAGTTCATATGTATTATATGACACTAATAACTTGGGGACTACATTTACATATACACCATCCTCAACTTCTGGATCATTGACATTTTTAAGTGGTGCATCATTTATCGGCAAATTTAAAAGTGCTCCGGGTGATGCAATTAGTGGTTCAATCACCAATACTGCAAGTGGTAGTTATATTTATTATAATCAACAATTTGCATTTGCGTTTAATACAAACACAACTGCATCTGGGGTATATGTAACAAGCAGTATTCAAGGTGGCGGTGGTTCAGGAATTACAAAATTATCACAAGCTTTAACAGAAACCGCTGGTGCGAATGGTAGAGTAAGTGGTTCATTCAACAATTCTGTTACTGTTGTAAATACTGATAATGGTATTGTTACTGATGGAAGTGCAATTAGTTTAATTAGTGGTTCATTTACATCATCCGTCGTTAGTGGTGGTTGTGGTGTTCAAATTGTCGTAAATGGTATTATAAGCGGATCTTTTGGTAAATTGACTGGTACATTTACTGCAACTAATGGATCATACGGCGATCCATGTAGCCCAGTTTCACAAAGTGGACGTATACCTCAAGTGTTGGCAGTTCTTGCTGATACACAATACACTACACTAGATTCTACTCTGACTTCTGTGGGATTTAGTGGAAGTGTATTGAGCGTAGTTAGTGCATCAAGTGGATTATATAGTGGAAGTGCTGATCATGAAGCATTGAATTTCCAATTGAAATTAGCAAGTAGTGGAAGTACAGTTGGTTACTATGATTTTTCATTAGATCCATCAAGTAACAAATATATCACAAATGTATTTGGTACTGATGCAACTGCTGGTAATCCTGCAAAACAAGTTGCTGGAACAAAGATTGAAGCTGCATATTTGTATAAATTATTTGGTAGTAGCGTTCAACGTGTCGCTGCAAAATATTTGACTGAAGGTTGGGAAATTCGTGGAGCAGTATTACCAAGTAGTAGTTTTTCAACTGGTAGTCTATTAACATTCACCGATTCATATTCATTGAATTTGAATGCTGGTGATAGTAGCTACAGCTTGACACATGCGTATACTCCTTGGATTAAAAGTCAAGGTATTGCTCCTTGGAGCGCAGATGGTAGTACAACAACCGCAACCAAATTTGAATTATTTAAAGTTCATACATTGTCAGACGGAACTAGTACTAACCAACAATATAAAATTGAAATTAGTAATGTAAAATTGGCTGGCACGGTTGCTGGTAGTGATTGGGGTAGTTTTACGTTAGCAGTTCGTGCATTCAGTGATACTGAAAAGAAACCTAAATATTTGGAAATTTTCCAAAATTTGAGTTTAGATCCAGAAAGCGCAAACTTTATTGCTCGTCGTATCGGTGATCGTTATAATTACATCACCTATGCAGGTAAAATTATTGAATTCGGTACCTACACAAATTTGAGTAAATATATTCGTATTGAAATGAGTGAGATTGCTTATCCAGTAAGTGCAGTACCATACGGATTCCAAGCTTATACATGTCCACTCGGCAGTACAATAACAAATTATATTCCAGTTGTAAAATATAGCAAGGCAAGTATTTATGGACAAGCTCCGGGTAAATATGCATCTGGTACTGTCTTCGGTGATATTCCATTAGGAGCCGATAGTGAATTAACTGCATTGTATCCAACAGCAAGCACTGGTGTAACAGTTGCAGAAGATACATTACAATATTTTGCTCCAATTCCAGCAATGGGTGCAAATGATAGTAATGGTAAAAATATCGACTTTGATTTGGGCGATGTTTTGGGCAGCGGTAGTGCTGCGTATATCGCAACAACAGGTAGTTTGTTACCTGCCGCAACAAGTGGTAGCGTTCCATCAACTTACGATGCAGCTAACGAAGCAAATTATGTTAAGATGCGTAAGTTCGTAATTGGCTTCCAAGGTGGATTTGATGGTCAAAGCCCAGCAATTCCAATTAATGTTGGTAGTGATATTACTGCTGGTAATACTCAAGGATTGAATTGTACTAACATTAATACTGGTGGAAGTATTGCTTATAAGCAAGTCGTAGGTGCTCTTGGCAATGCAGATGAATTTGATATTAATTTGATTGCTACACCGGGTATTTTCCACAGTCAACATAGCTATGTCGCACAATTGGTAATCGATATGTGCGAAGCCCGTGGTGATTGTTTCTATATCATGGATAATATTATCTTTCCTAAGAGTAATCAAACTGTTGGTTTGATTGATGCTGCTGTGAATGACGTAGCTACAATCGACAGTAACTATGTTGGTACATATTATCCTTGGATTAAAATTTTGGATACCAACTTGAATAAGATTGTTAGTGTTCCTCCTAGTGTTATTATGCCAGCAATTTATGCTGCAAATGACAATTCAAGTGCCGAATGGTTTGCGCCAGCCGGTTTGAATCGTGGTGGTATTTCACAAGCAGTTCAAGTACTTGATCGTTTGACACACGCAGAACGTGATGTGTTGTATGAAGGTCGTGTTAACCCAATTGCAGCATTTCCGGGTCAAGGAATTTGTGTATGGGGTCAAAAGACACTTCAAGTAAAACCAAGCGCATTAGATCGTATCAACGTTCGTCGTTTGTTAATTGCATTGAAGAAATTTATTGCAAGTTCAAGCAAGTTCTTGGTATTCGAACAAAATGTTGCGGCAACACGCAATCGTTTCTTGAGTATCGTAAATCCATATTTGGAAAGCGTACAACAACGCAGTGGATTGTATGCATTCCAAGTCAAAATGGATGCTGAAAACAATACACCAGATTTGATCGACAGAAATGTTCTTTACGGTCAAATTTACTTGCAACCTGCAAAGACTGCTGAATTCATCGTTCTTGATTTCAACATCTTACCAACAGGTGCTCAATTTCCCGGCGCATAATTAATTCCTAAAAATCAGACCCTGCTAGAGAAATCTAGCAGGGTTTTTTATTATTTACTATATATTTATATCTATGATTTGGTTAAAAGACCTAATAAATGAGAATGATGAGGATATTAATGTAGATTTATGGGATGATTGGCAAGAATATCTTGATTATAACCAATACGAATTGCCAAAAGAAAATTTAATTAAATTAAAAAATAAATTTAATTTAAACGTAAAGCAATATCTAAATGTTATCATTAACTTATCAGATAATAAACATTCTGAATATGTAATATACGATCCATCAAATCAAACTTTTGATTACATCAAGGATATTAAAGATTGGATATATAATTTGAGTGATGTTGAAATGGAAGAAATGTTAGGATATGGAATCGATAAGATTTATAATCCGTGGACAGAAAGTACATTAGATGATTTGAAAATACATCCCGGCAAATTATATCATTATACTACAGAAGAAAAATGGGAAGATATACAACAAAGCGGAGAATTGCGTGGTAGTAGTGGTACAGGAATAACCAATAGATTTGCTAATGGTATTTTTACAAGTGTCGATCCTGAAGAACATGCAAGTGGAACATATGGAAATGTGTGTTTAGAAATTGACATGGATACATTTAAAAAATCAAACAATTTATCATCGGTAAATCTTGAATATGAACCAGACATTGAAGAGTATTTATTGAGAGATTTGATACGTTCTCGATTAGAATTAGATGATATGGAAATAAACCTAGATTCTAGTTGGGGAATGTCACCATATACTATCATAATTGGTCATAATATTCCAGTTCAATTTATTAAACAAATATGATTACATTAAAATCAATCTTACATGAGTCAAAACTACCATCAAGTGAGGTAGAAATGAATGACTACGCAAAAAAATATGTAGAAACAATAGAATATTTAAAAACAAAAAACAAAATTTTATTGTTGACTACAAGTAATCGTTTTGTTCAACACACGGATGATGTACCAAAAAGTACACAATTAGCAATTAAAATTCAAAATTTACTGAGTAAAGAAAAAGTAACATTAATTGAAGTACCGAAACTAAATATTTTTCCTTGTGAAGGAAATGTAAGTAGCAACAAACAGTATGGTAATAATCATTGCGGCACTAAAGAGTCAATCTTAAAAGATAAAGAAAAAAATCCATCTGGCAATCACCGTTGTTGGTGTAGTATTAATAATAAAACTGATGAATTGTGGAAAATAAGTAAAGAATTGTTGGAATCTGATGCTGTATTATTCTTTTCTAGTATACGATGGGGACAAGCGAACAGTTATTATCAAAAATTAATTGAAAGATTAACGTGGATTGAAAATCGTCATAGTACACTGGGAGAAAACAATATTGTCAAAAATATTGACGCTGGATTTATTGCCACGGGTCAAAATTGGAACGGCAAACATGTTGTAGAAATACAAAAAAGCGTATTAAATTTCTACGGATTCAAAACACCAAATGAGCTATTTTGGAATTGGCAATATACAGATAACAATTTGGATGAAACTGAAAAATCATATAGTGCTGCTCCTGCTGTATTTAAAGAAACATTTGAAATATAAAAATATCTTGTATATAATAATTTATATGTAATATAAGACTGGTCGTTAAAAAGTTATGAAAAAAGCATCTGGAAAAAGCAATTTAAGTATTGTGCGTGATTATCTTGAAGGCACTCGTCCATTTATTCAAGTGGGATATGATGAAAACGTAGCATTGCAAAGTCGAAAAGAAGGAGAAGAGTGGGAAGATAGTAACGGTGTTAAGTGGATAAAAAAGAATGGGTATAAACATCGTGTAAGTAAAAGAGCGCAATATGTTTTTGAACAACGTTGTACTGTTTGCAATGCTGACATGAAATGGGGAAATTATCTTGATCAAAAAATTTATCCAAAAACCCAGCGTTGTTATGAATGTAATATTGAATTTGAAGGCGTCTTAAGAAGTCGTGGAATTTATAATGACTATGAAAAATTTAAAATGATCAATAATGAATTATCGATGATGCGAGATTTTAAATCCAAAGTTGTTGATAGTATTCAATATCTTGAAAATTATACGCCACGAACAAAAGATCTTCAGTTTTTTAACGAAGACGGTAGTAATGAAATTTGGGTTGATGACACTGATCGTCGTGAAATTGTGTTGAAAGATTTGCGGGCAGATTTAGAAAAAGTAAATAGCGGTATTGAATTGGCCGAATCTGAACTAATTAAGTTAAATTATAATGTTAATCTTGATCCTGATATTAAAAATATTGCATTGCAAAGAATAAAAGAAAAAGAGGAGAAGCTTCAAAATGGCTGATAGATCATTAAAAGAGATAATCAAAGAAGAGTATAAGAAATGTTTGGTTGATCCAATATATTTCATGAAGAAATATGTTAAGATTCAGCATCCAATTCGCGGCACAATTAACTTTGATTTGTATCCATTTCAAGAAGAAACATTGGAAGGATTGGTAGAAAATGATTTTAATATTATTTTAAAAAGTCGTCAAATGGGTATTAGTACGTTGGTAGCTGCATATAGTTTGTGGCTGATGGTATTTCATACAGACAAAAATATTCGTTGTATTAGTATTACTCAAGAAACAAGTAAAGAAATTGTCACCCGTGTTCGTTTTGCTAATGATAACTTGCCTGTTTGGTTGAAAGTTCCTGTTGTTGAAAACAATCGTCTATCCTTAATTTTAAAAAACGGTAGTACAATCAAAGCAGAAAGCAGTGCTGGCACAGCAGGTCGTAGTGCTGCATTGTCATTATTGATCATTGACGAAGCTGCATTTATTGATAATATTGAAGAAATATGGTTGTCTGCCCAATATACATTAAGCACTGGTGGTCGTGCAATTATATTGAGTACACCAAATGGTGTTGGTAACTTCTTCCATAATACATGGGTAGATGCAGAAGCGAAGAAAAATAATTTTCATACTATCAAATTGCCGTGGCATTTGCATCCAGAACGTGATCAAAAATGGCGAGATCAACAAACGGCATTAAGTGGTGTTAAAGGATCAGCACAAGAATGTGATTGTGATTTTAGTACAACTGGTAACACAGTAATTGACATTCCCACTTTAGATTTTTATAAAAATGAAAAAGTAAAAGATCCAATCGAAATGCGTGGTATTGACAAAAGTTATTGGATCTGGGAATATCCAGATTATAGTAGAAGTTATATTGTATGTGCTGACGTTGCCCGAGGTGATGGTGCGGATTATAGTGCGTTTCATGTGATTGATGTTGAAAGTTTTACACAAGTTGCGGAATATCAAGGACAAATAAATACAAAAGATTATGGTAATATGTTAGTATCAGTTGCCACGGAATACAATAATGCATTATTGGTTGTGGAAAATGCTAATATTGGTTGGGCAGTATTACAACAAATTATTGATCGTGGATATCCAAATACATTTTATAGTAGCGCAGATCTTCAATATGTAGATATTGAACGCCAAATATCTAATAAATTCAATGCAATGGAAAAGAAAATGGTGCCGGGATTTACTACAACTATGAAAACTCGACCATTGATTGTTTCTCGATTGGAAATGTATTTTAGAGAACGTAGTATTGAAGTTCGCTCTGCAAGATTGGTCAATGAATTAAGAACTTTTATTTGGAATGGAAATAAACCAGAAGCATTACCAAAATATCATGACGATCTTGTAATGTCATTTAGTATTGGTATGTGGGTGCGTGACACAGCATTAAAATTGCGTCAACAAGGAGTTGATATTACAAAAAGTTTAATCAACAATATCAATAAACTGGGAAATGCAGATCCTGTATATAAAACCGGAAATTTGACGGCTCAACAGGCATGGGAAATGAATATAGGAAAAACAGGTAATGATAAAAAAGAGTCTTTAAATTGGTTGTTATAAGATATATATACAGATATGCCTACAGATGAATTTAAAGAGTTGAAACAACGTTCGTTGTTTTCAAAATTAAGAAGATTATTTAGCACCGATGTTATTGTTCGTAATGTTGGTGGCAAAAAACTAAAAGTAGTAGACACAGACGAATTAGCATACGCAACAGATCGCAATACATTGCGTGATCGTTTTAATCGTATTCGTACCAGTGCTTACAATCAATATAGTCGTGATTTTACTTTGAGTTATCAAGCGGCTCGCATCGAATTGTTTCGTGATTACGATACAATGGATATGGACCCTATTATTAGTAGTGCATTAGACATTTATGCAGACGAATGTCTTACGCAAAATGAATTGGGAGATATATTAACAATTCGTAGTACCAATGACAATATCAAGCAAATTTTACATAATCTGTTTTATGATATTTTAAATATTGAGTTTAATTTATGGAGTTGGACTCGTAATTTGGTCAAGTATGGAGATTTTTATTTAAAAATGTATGTAAGCCCTGAATTTGGTGTTTACATGGTTGAACCAATCAGCAGTTATAATGTCACTAGAGTTGAAAATAGCGATTTAAATAACAAAAATTATATTAAATTTCAAGTAAACTTACCTGAAGGTGGCAAAATTGAAGAACTAGAAAATTATCAAGTTGCACATTTTCGTTTGTTGAGTGATAGTAATTTCTTACCTTATGGTAAAGGTATCATTGAAGGTGCGCGTCGTGTATGGAAACAAGTAAGTTTGATGGAAGACGCAATGTTAATTCATCGTATTATGCGAGCACCTGAAAAACGTATCTATAAAGTAGATATTGGTAATATTCCTCCAAATGAAGTTGATCAGTATATGGAAAAATTGATCAATAAAACAAAGAAAGTACCCTATATTGATGAAAAAACCGGAGATTACAATCTTCGTTTTAATTTATGGAACATGGTTGAAGATATTTATTTGCCAGTTCGTGGTAGTGATAGCGGTACAAGTATTGAGCCATTGAGCGGTATGGAATTCACAGGTATTGATGATATTGAATATCTTCGTAACAAAATGATGGCTGCATTAAAGATTCCAAAGGCATTTTTGGGATATGAGGAAGATTTGAGTGGTAAGGCAACTTTGGCGGCTGAAGATGTACGTTTTGCGCGTACTGTTCAACGTGTTCAAAAATTTATTGTAAGCGAATTAACAAAAATTGCTATTGTTCATTTGTACTCACAAGGATATCGTGACGCTGAATTGGTTGATTTTAGTTTAGAATTGACAAATCCATCAACAATTTTTGAAAAAGAAAAGGTCAGTGTATGGCAAGAAAAAGTTAATGTTGCTAAAGACATGATGGAAGCAAAAATTTACAGTAAAAAATGGATTTACACCAATGTATTTAACATTAGTGATGATGATATGACTGTAATTTCAAATGATATTGTTGAAGATGCAAAACAAGCATATCGTTTGAAAAAGATTGAAGAAGAGGGTATTGATCCAGCAAAACCATATAATAAACTTAATGCTGGTGAAGAAAATGCTGGAGGCGAAGCAGCGCCAGAAATGGGTGCCGCAGAACCGGAAACTGCTCCAACTGAGCCGCAAACAACGCCATCAGAAACTCCACCATTAAAAGAACGCGACCAAACAGGTCGTAAAAAAGCATCTAAGTATCCATTTGGAGAAGATCCATTGGGAAGTGGAGAAAATACACGCCGTTCCAATAAAACTACAACAAAACATCCTATTTCACATGCATACAAAAATAATAGTCCTTTGAGTTTTGAAGGATTAGATTTGCATTTATCTTTGGATAGTAAAAAATCAATATTAAATGAAAAAACAGAGGCGTCCAAGAAATCATTTTTGGATGAATCAAATATTATTGAGTAAAGTTAGATAAATATCGTATTTAAATCAATTTTACACATTTTTCTCTATATTTATAAAATAACGGAATAGACATTATTATGTATAAAGCAAAACATTCTAAGTTTAGAAATACTGGGTTGCTATTTGAGTTACTTACTCGACAAGTAACTGCGGATATTTTAGCCGGAAAAGACGAATCCCCGGCCAAAACTCTCTTGTTTAAGTATTTTTCGCCAAATACAGAACTTGGACGCGAATGGCAATTGTATAACTTTTTGGTAAATGAACGAGCTAAAGATGAAACACTTGCAGAAAAATATATTTCAATTAGTTTGAAACAACGTGAAAAGCTAGATAATAAAAAACTTACAGAACAAAAATATAATTTAATCAAAGAAATCAACACTGTCTATTCCGCAGAAACATTGTTGAAGTCCAGTTTAAAAAATTATAAATTATTTGCATCAATTTATAAATTATTCGAAGATCATATCAATAATAAAATTAAATTTGATATTCAAGAAGTCATACAAGCTAGAAATTTTATTAGTGAAAATCTTTGTGGCGTAAAGAAGAAAGCACCTGAAGCCGAAGAAGATGTTATTAAAATTTATAAACAACAAAGCGAAGATATTCGTATGTTGTCATATAAAATTATGGTTGATAGTTTGAATGAAAAATATCAAGGACTCGATCAAAATCAAAAACGTTTATTACGTGAATTCATTAACAATATTACAAACACTAATTCATTGAATTTATTAATCAATGAAGAAGTTGAAACTGTAAAGAAAGAATTGACTGAACTGAGTTCGAAAGTTGATTCTGATGTTATTAGAATTAAAATTACAGAAACAGTAAAACAATTGGATAAAGTAAAACCATCAAAGAATGTCAAAGACAATCAAGTTATGGTTTTGTTGCTTTCATATGAACTCATCAAAGAAATAAAATCTCAAATTTAACATATATGAATAATGACAATGTAATGAAAAAAGGAAAAGTAATTGTCGGGTCTACTTTGCGTGATAAATTGAAGGCAAAGTTAAAGGAAATGATTCGTAAACAAATGAAAGAAATTTCAACCAGTGGTGCTGCTGGTGGTAGTCCTGCTGATGGCAGTGCTGGTCCAATTAAAACACCACATGCGTTTGGTAAAATTAAAGATCCTACAACTGGTTTGGATGGATATAAACAAGTTGGTAAGAATGAGACTGGTACGATCAACGAAAAAGAAGGTAAAAAATCTGAAAAATCAGAAAAAGAACCTAAAAAAGAACCAGAACCATATAAACCTATCGTTGCAGAACCTACCAAAGCTGAAAAAGAGATAAGCGATCATGAACGTCGTCTCAAAAAATTAAAAGATTTGGAAGCAGGTTTAACTCAAGCAAAAGATGTAATTTCTCAATTTCGTAAAACGCGAGAAAAGTTAGTAAAGACTCCTAAAAAGTCTGATTAAAGTTATGCCAATTAGTTTGAAAAGACTGATGGAATTAGAAACTGAGCCGCAAGCTACTAAACAACCTGCGGCTTATACTCCTATTGTAGCGCAACAACCAACGCCAGCAGGGCAGGAGTTTAATGTTGGTTTGGATTTTACAAATTTTGAACGCACAATAGCTGCTTTTACCGAAAACGCAAAAAATGCATTTCAACAAAAACTGATGGGACTGGTTGGTAATAAAAAGGTATTTTTGCGTGGCAGTAAAGGTTATGGTCAACCTGTAAAAGATTATACTATCAATGTAAAAAGTGTTAGTATTGATTTTTATTATGAACGTTATGTTGTTGTTTTCAAAGATGAAAATGACAAAGAATACTTTTTAGAGCCGGGATACAAGATTAAAATCTTGGGTCAGGCACAAATTGTTCCAAAAACACAAAAAAGAAAAAAGAAGGAACAACCTCCTGTTGCACCAGTTCAACCAAATATTAATACTAGATAATATGAATAAAGAATTACTTGTTGATTGCATTTCGTTTGCAGTAAGCCGCGATGTTATTAATGAAATGACAAATAGTGGCGGACCTTTTGTAGTAAAAGGTGTATTACAAAGAGCCAATGCAAAAAATCAAAATGGTAGAATTTATCCAAAAGCAATTTTGGAACGTGAGGCAGTCAAATACACCGAAAACTTCATCAAACAACGTCGTGCTTTAGGCGAATTAGATCATCCAGAAACCAGTGTAGTAAACTTACAAAATGTTAGTCATAATGTTTTGGAAGTTCACTGGGAAGGTGATGATTTGGTAGGTAGTGTTGAAATTTTGACTACTCCAAGTGGTAATATTTTGCGCGAATTGTTCAAAAGTTCAATCAATGTAGGTATTAGTAGTCGTGGTGTTGGTAGTGTAAAACGAAAAATGGCAGAAAGTGCCGATGAAGTTCAAGAAGA